AAGCATCTCCGAGTCCGACCCGACGTTCAACAGCTTCATCACCCTGAGCGCGTACAAGTACTCGTTCCTGGTGCAGTTGAGCCGTGAACTCATCGACGACTCGGGCGTGGACATCCTCGCCTTCCTCGCCACCCAGACGGGCAACGCCCTCGGCTTCAAGGTCAACAACGACCTGACCGTCGGCACTGGTTCGTCGCAGCCCAACGGCATCGTGACCGCAGCCTCCTCGGCTGTCACCGGCACGGCAGCGGGCCCGACGTTCACCGCGGACGACCTCATCACCCTGGCATACGCCCTGGACGGCGCGGCGCGTCGTCTGCCCGGCGTCGGCTGGATGATGAACACCTCGTCGCTCGGCGTGGTTCGCAAGCTGAAGGACAACAACGGCGCGTACATCTTCTCGCCAGCGTTGGCCGACGGCAACGACCGCGTCCTGAGCTACCCGGTGTTCGAGAACCCGGCGATGGCGTCGAACGCTTCGGCGACCAAGTCGGTGATCTTCGGACACCTGCCCAGCTACTACGTCCGCATGGCCGGTGGCCTGCGCCTCGACCGGAGCGACGACTTCGCGTTCAACGCGGACCTCGTCACCTTCCGCGCCTCGATGCGAGTGGACGGAAACCTGCCGCAAACCAGCCACGTCAAGTTCTACAAGAACGCGAACAGCTGATAAACGGCTGACCGCCAACCGGCGGTCAAACATGTCGAAGCGGGTCGCACGAAACACGCAGGGTCGTGCGGCCCGCCTAGACTTCCAACCAACCTGCGATGGGAGGATTGAGTGAATGAAAGTAATCTTCAAGGACGTGCCAATCGAGCTGCCGGAGCCGACGGCGATCCTGCTCTTGCAGCGGGGCGCAGCTCACTTGCCAGAAACGTCGGTCGTCGATCCCCGGACGCAGTCCGAGCCCTCTGGTATTCCAACGCCCCGTGGGCGGGGACGGGGTACGGGCAGCAAACCCAGCAAGCCGTACAAAGGCTCATCAAAGACGGGCACGAAGTCGCCATACACGCCATCTACGGGCTCGAAGGCTCCACGTCGGTCTGGAACGGGATCAAGATCTACCCGAGAGGGATGAACGCATACAGCGACGACATCGTCGTCGCCCACTGGATGGAGTGGACACAAGCCACCAAACTCCCGAAACTGCTCTTCACGCTCTTCGACGTGTGGGTGCTGAAGGCTGGCAACCTGGCCGAAGTGCCGAACATCGCCTCCTGGGTGCCGGTCGACCACCAGCCCTGCCCGATTGACGTAGCCGACTGGTGCGCCAAACCAAACGTCATGCCGGTGGCGATGAGCAAGTTCGGACACAAGCAACTCGAGAACCTGGGCATCCGCAGCATCTACGTCCCACACGCCATCGAGCCGGTGTACCAGCCGACTCCGTTCATCCGCGACAACCACAACAAGCAGCTCTCGGGGCGCGAGCTGATGAACGTCAAGCCGGACCAGTTCGTCGTCATGATGACCGCCACCAACAAGGGCGTGCATCCTCCGCGCAAGGCGTTCGCCGAGAACTTCATGGCGTTCAGCATGTTCGCCGCCAAGCACCCCGACGCCGTGCTCTACATGCACAGCGAGGCCCACGGCTCGATGGGCGGCATCGACTTGAACACGCTCGCCGAAGCGTGCGGCATCCCGGCCGACAGGATCAAGTGGGCCGACCCGTACCTCTACCGGCTCGGCCTGCCGATCAACGCGATGGCAGCCCTCTACTCGGCCGCCGACGTGCTCCTGGCGACGAGCATGGGCGAAGGGTTCGGCATCCCCGTCATCGAGGCCCAGGCGTGCGGCACCCCGGTCATCGTCTCCAACTTCACCGCACAGCCCGAGCTCGTCGGCGACGGCTGGGTCGTCGACGGTCAACCGTTCTGGGACGCCGCCCAGAAGTCGTGGTTCCTCACGCCGTCGGTGCCCGGCATACTCAACGCCCTGGAGAAAGCCTACGAACGCGGCCAGGGCACGTCGCAGAAGGCGGTTGAGTTCGCCAAGCAGTACGACGCCGACGCCGTGTACGAGTCGCACTGGAAGCCCGCGATGAAGGAGATTGCAGAATGGTGCCGCTTGTCCCAGTCCTGATCGTGCCGGTGCTCACCGAGCACCAGCGCATCGACACGCTGATGATGACGTTCTACGGTCGCGTGCGCGACATGGTCATCATCGACAACGGACCGTGCAAGTGGCAACCCAGGGACAGCTGGGCCGAGAACGTCTGGCACCTGCGCATGCCGTCGAACCTCGGGGTGGCCGCCTCCTGGAACCTGGGCATCAAGTCGACGCCGCACTCCAAGGGCTGGATGATCGTGAACCACGACGTCAGCTTCGGGCCGGGCGGCGTCGCCGACTTCTTCGTCTCGTGCGCACCCGACAACATCGTGCTCGCGGGCAAGCCGCCGTGGTCGTGCTTCTGGCTGGGCTCGGATGTCGTCAGCCGGGTCGGGCTGTTCCACGAGGGCTACCATCCCGCCTACTTCGAGGACAACGACTACGAGGTACGCGCCCAACGCAAGCAGGTCGAGATCCGACGCTCGACCGCCGCGGTCTACCACCGCAACTCATCCACGCTGCACTCCAGCGAGAAGTTCCAGATCTTGAACCAGGCGACCTTCGACGCCAACCGCAAGCTGTTCGAGCAGCGCATGCTTCAGGACTTGCCGCTCGACTGGGACCTGACCAGGCGTCTGGAGCTGGGATGGGATTGAGGGTCTTTGACGGCGTTCTGTACAACGGTGAGGCAGACGTGTTGGAATGTCGTCTCACCGAACTTGCAGATGTGGTGGACAAGTTCGTGATTGTTGAGGGCGACAAGTCGTTCACCGGGCGGCCTCGGGTGCGTGGGGATCGTGGACGTTTCGCGGCGTGGGCGGACAAGATTCATTGGGTTGATTTCGTGACGCCGCTGGATTCCGATGCGTGGCATGTTGAGACTGTGACCCGGAATGAGTTGTTCGCGGAGTTCGAGCGTTTGGGTGTCACCGATGGGGACGTGGTGACTGTGTGTGATGCTGATGAGATTTGGGCACCGTCAATGGTGGAGTCGTTTTCTATCGGGTGGCATTCGGTCATGATGCGGCATCTGGTGTTCTCGGTGTATTGGCAGGCTCCGCTCGAGCTGACGTGTATTGGCGGGCCGTGGGGTAAGCGGTTTGGGTCGGCTGATGCGATGCGTCGTCGTGAGCGTCAGTACATGGCGAGGTTGCATGGTGGTTGGCATGTGGCGTGGATGGGTGGTCCGGTGTGGTGTGCGGAGAAGATACGGCAGTTCTCGCATCAGGAGTACAACAGGGATGACGTGGATGCGAAGATGGTTCGCTGTTTTCAGGATGCGGTGTTCATTGACGGGTTGCCGTTGACGGAGTCGGAGATTGGGGTTGATTGGCCGAAGTGGATCGTGGAAGGCAGGCATCCTGCGTCGTGGGTGTGGCGTAAGTGAAGTTGGTGGTGGTGTGCCCCGGTGGGGCTGTGACCGGTGGACCGGAGGCGATGCACCAACTCGTGTCCACCGCCAACCTGGAGGAGCCCGGGTCGGCCGCGATCCTGTACTGGCCGTTCAACAAGAACCATGACACACCCTTGGCGTACAAGCACTACGGCGTCGCACAAGTGCGACGCGACGACGTGCCGCAGTCAGCGTTGGTCGTCCTGCCGGAGATCTGGCCTGAGATGGCGCACACCTTCCCGAACCGTTGCGCATTGTGGTGGCTGAGCGTCGACAACTTCGGCACCCACGGCCAACGCAACATCGACCGCATCTCGTTGCACCTGTGCCAGTCGGAGTACGCCTGGCAGCACGTCGAGCCGATGGGCGAGCGGATGATGCTGACCGACTGGGTCAGCATCGAGAACGGCAACACGCAACGACTACCCAGGGTCGTCGTCAATCCGGCCAAGGACGCAGGTCTCCTACGCCCGTTCCAAGAGACGGTGGGCTGCGAGGTCCTCGAGCTGGTCGGGTTGTCGCGCTACGGGGTGACGAGTGCGCTGCGGGGATCGACGGTGTACGTCGACTTCGGCCACCACCCGGGGCGAGACCGGCTGCCGCGTGAAGCTGCACTCGCCGGGTGCATCGTGTTCACCACCCGGCACGGCGCGGCCAACTTCCACGAGGACATGCCGATGCCGTTCTGGTTCAAGTTCAAGACGCTGGACGAAGTGCTCGAGAAGGTGCGCCTCGTCATCGGCGGCAAGACGACCGCACGCCAGCAGCAGGACAAGTATCGCGCCTGGGTGCTCGAGCAAAGGATGTGGTTTGAGTCAGAGGTCCGTGCGTTGTTGAGTAGGATTGACCCGTCATGACCATCACCAATGGGTACGCCACACGCAATCAAGTCAAGGCCGCTTTGCGAATCGGCACAGCCGACACCGCCGACGACGACCTGATCGACAACTGTGCCGGTGCCGCATCTCGCCTCATCGACGGCTACTGCAACCGCCAGTTCTGGGCGTACTCCACGGTGGAGGCCAGGGTGTTCACGGCGAACACGGAGTTCTACGTCGACGTCGACGACTTCT